CTATGATTGCTGTGGTGGGGTCTTTGTTTTGCTTTACTGTTATAGATCAGTTTATAGTTACTATAAATATCTGGCAGTATTTGATAATTGAAGTAATCATGGCAGTTGTACATAGTTTCTATAACTATGTCAAAAACAAATATTTAACTAATACATAAACATATGGCAGAATTATTTAATGGTGCACAGCCACTACAACCTGTAAGTGAAAGAGATGCTTTATACAAAGCATTAGCAAAAATGGCGGCTAGAAGCCGGGGGGATATAAAATCTTTAAGAAGTGCCTGGCCCAAATTTAATGATGCCTTTTGTGATGGATTAGAATGGAGAACTATCACCGTAGTTGGTGCTAGACCTGGTACAGGTAAAACTTTATTCATGGAACAGCTGATCAGTGACATTATTGAGATGAACAGAGATCAAAGATTCCGTGTATTAAAGTTTCAAATGGAAATGGTTGATGAGACCAGTGGTATAAGAAAGTTTAGTCTGAATACAGGTGCTGATTACAACACCCTAATGAGTAAGGGTAAAAAGATTGATAAGACTCTTTATGAAAAATGCAAGGATTATTATGATAATACAGCTCACAAGGATATAATAGATGTAATCTATGATGCTTGTACTGTAGATGAAATGTGTGCTACTATTCATTACCAAATGCAAAAGTATTCTAAGTTGACTGTGGATGCAGATGGTAATCAGAAAAGAGAGTATACTAATATGCTTGTTGCAATAGATCACTCAGCTTTATTTAAAAATGGTAAGGGACAAAAAGATAAATTTGAAATGTTAGGAGCTTTAGGTGAAGCACTCACCATGTTAAAGAAAAAGTATCCGGTAGCTTTTGTAGTTCTCAGCCAGTTGAATAGAAATATAGATGATCCAAAGAGAGCAGTGGATGGTGATTACGGTAATTATGTATTGGACTCAGATATTTATGGGTCAGATGCACTATTACAACATGCAGACGTTGTGCTGGGTATAAACAAACCTTCTCTGAGAAAAATAAGACAGTATGGACCAGATAGATATATCATAAATGATGAGGATATATTAGCTTTTCACTTTTTGAAATCTAGAAATGGTACCACAAGAATAAGTTTCTTTAAACTTGACAGAGAACAGATGAGGATAGTAGAGATACCTACTCCAGCATGTGCAACTAAAAAAGTATCAACACAGTAAATTTTAAATATGAATATAAGAAAAGAAAGAGAAAAAGAGTTCTTTGTAGAACACATGGAGACTTTTAAAAAGCTGGGTCTGTCAGATCCGTTTTTTATAATTAAAACTGCATTCTTCCAGAAAGGTAAATTTGGTAGACAAGTACAGTTATTTGAGTCTGAGATTAGTAAAGGTGAGGACATCTATATAGAGTTCTATGACAATGTTACTGATGATAAAGGTACTGTAACTGATGTAGTTCCTTTTACAGAAGACAGACAATTATTTAAGTACAAAGCTAACCCATTCTATGCAGAGGAGTATGAAACAAAAGAAGGTACAAACTTTAAAGGTGAGCCTTATATTCTTTATACTGTTCCTCTATCTGAATTGGTAGCAGTTCTTGAAGATGGTACTGAGATAACTCATGCTCTTTATGAAAAGAGAAAAGAAGAATCTAAGAAAGAAGATTCTTTACCTAAGTTACAGAAAAGCTTGTCACTATTTCCTGATTTTGAGGAGGAGTTTCCTTCTAATAAGGGAGAGATTCTTCTTAATGAAGAGATTGCAGATGCGCCATTGTCAGAAATTACTGTTAGAGATCTTGCAGCTATTATGCTGATAAAGCCTGTTAGTGCTAGACCTTGGTTAAATGAGCTGATTAAACAAACAAAAAGTGAAATATGAGTATAGTACTTCCAACTAAAAAGGTTAAGGCTGAAAGACAGAATCCAAAGAGAATGATTATTTATTCCAAGCCTAAGACTGGTAAGACAACAGCATATGCTGGTCTTGATGACAATTTAATCCTAGATTTGGAGAGTGGTTCTGATTATGTTGAAGCTCTGAAGATTAAAGTTAATACTCTGCAAGAGTTGCTAGATGCTGGTAAAGCTATCAAAGCAGCCGGTAATCCTTATAAGTATGTTACTGTAGATACTGTAACTGCATTAGAGGATATGATACAACCTCTTGCAATAAAAATTTACCGTCAGACACCGATGGGAAAAAACTATGATGGAGACAATGTAACTACACTACCAAATGGTGCTGGTTATTTATATATCCGTCAAGCATTCTTCCAAGTTTTAGATTTTATTGATACCTTAGCTCCCCACATTATTTTATCTGGTCATATTAAAGACAAGGTAGTTGATGATAAAGGTGAGATGGTTATGTCTGCTAACATAGACTTAACTGGTAAAATAAAGTCTTTGATTTGTGCTAATGCTGATGCTATTGGGTACATGTACAGAAAAGGAAACAAAACTATTCTGAGCTTTAAGACTAATGAAGAAGTTACTTGTGGTGCAAGACCAGAACATCTCCGTAATGAAGAGATAGTAGTAACTGAGATGAATGAAAAAGGTGAATTAGAGTTTCACTGGGATAAAATTTATGTATAATAACAAATAAAAAATAAAAAACAATGGGATTAAGTACAACTGACTTAGGAACTGGTGGCAGTGGGCTACCTAAAACAATTTCTCCAGGAAATCATGTGTTAAAGATTAACTATGTGGAGCTAGAAGATTTTAAATTTATTGATAATGCAAAACACTTGCTTTTGCATGTGGAAACACAACCTATTGATGGTTTTGAGGGCTTCATGCTTGACAAGGATGATGAAAGCAAGGGTAGATATGCTGGTCAAATTGGTAAAGTTAAAGCTAGCCAGTATGCATATGCAGATGGTGAAACTAAAACAGGTATCAAGATTCAGAGAGATAGATCTATCTTGATTTTTCTACAAGGTTTATGTAAAACTGCAGGAATCAATGAGTGGTTTACTGAACAAGATGGTAAGCATGACACTATTGAAGACTTTGTAGAAGCATTCAATGCTACTGCACCTATCAAAGATAAGTTTCTTGAGTTCTGTATTGCTGGTAGAGAATATGAAGGTAAGACAGGTTATACAAACTATGATATGTGGTTGCCAAAAGCAGAAAATAAAAAGTATGCTTATGGTGAGGTAGAGGAAGGAAAAGTTATTACTTTTGATGAATCCAAACATTTGAAAAAATTAGAAACAAAAGAAGTAAAAAGCTTTGGAGAGGATGATGACTTCACACCTCCAACTAAAACATCTTCTGACTTCAGCCTAGACTAATAAGTTATAGGGGGAGTTAGAAATGGCTTCCCCTTAATTTTTAAACTAGGTAGTATGATTTCAACAAAGAATTTAATTACTGATTTAGAACAAGTCCCCAGAGAATGGGTCTTTGAATATTATCTTAACCTAAAGGAAAAACTAACAGGTCAAGATGTAAAAATGCTATCTGCATTTAATGCCAAGGATAAAGTTCCATCCATGTTTGTTTATTTTGATGTAGCCTCTGGATTCTATAAATTCAAGGACTTTTCATCTGGTTATCAGGGAGATTGCATTGAGTTGGTAAAGCATTTGTTTAACATGTCTACAAGAGGACAAGCTACAAATAAAATACTTCTTGAGTATCAACAGTATCTTAAAGATAACACTACATATACTCCTGAGGCTGCTATGTTTCATGATAAGTATAGAGTAGTAGATTATGAGATGAGACACTGGAATAACTTTGATCAGACTTATTGGATGGGTTTTAAGATTGGGTCTGGAATACTTGATAGATATAATGTAGTTCCTTTGGCTTTCTTTACTATGAGCAAAACTGAACAGGATGGTAGTATAACTTCACACACATTTAGAAAGTCCCATACTTATGGATATTTTAGAAATGATGGTAGCTTGTATAAGATATATATGCCAAAGAGTACTCAGAAGAAGTTTATCAAGGTAGAAAACTATATTCAGGGCACAGATCAGTTGAGATATGATTGCAAGTATCTTATTATTACATCTTCACTTAAGGATCTCATGACTTTCAATAAACTAGGCATTAGTAATATTGAAGCTATTGCTCCAGACAGTGAGAATACTATGATTGGAGAAAAGGCTATTGGAGAACTAAAACTCAAGTATCATAAGATAGTTGTGTTGTTTGACAATGATGAGCCTGGGATTAAAGCTGCTCAAAGATATTCTGATATGTACGGATTTAGCTATATACTGCTGCCTATGGAGAAAGATCTTTCAGATTCAGTCAAGGTACATGGTATAGATAAAGTAAAAGAAGTATTATTTCCACTATTAAAACAAGCATTATGAAAAATCCAATGTATGATTATGTTTTTAGACATAGAATAACAAAAGCTAGATTAAGTTTTGAAGCAAGATCTATGCAAGAAGCAACAAATATATTAGCTACTATGGTAAACACTGTAGCAGATTGGGACATGAAAAGATACAGACACAAATGAGTTGGGTATATCAAGGTAAAGACTTTACTAACAGTATGATTCCTGAAGGAGCTGTAGGATTTGTGTATGAGATGGAAGCCATTATTGATGGTAAGTCTGTAAGGTATGTAGGTAAGAAGAATTTTTACTCTACCACAAAGAAGAAGTTTGGTAAAAGAGCTGTTGCTCAGATGACTGATAAAAGAAACAAGAAATATGAGACTGTTTCTAAGGCTAGTTATCAAAACTACTATAGTAGTAATGCAGTTCTTAAAGAAGCTCACAAAGCTGGTATACCAATTAAAAGGTATATGGTTAGGATATGTTTTTCCAAGATGGAACTCACATATTTTGAAACTAAGTATCAGTTTTTAAGAGAGGTTCTTGAAAAAGATGAGTATTTGAATGGTAATATACTGGGCCGCTTCTTTAAGGTAAAATAAAATAATTATGACAGAATTAGAATTAACAAGCCTCCTATTTAGGTTGGCTGATTTTGGTATTACAGGTGTTAAAGTAAAATATGATGGTGGAGGAGACTCTGGTTCCATAGAATGGATAGGTTATACAAAAGAACCTTGTGAAACTCCAGAAGATGTACATGATAAGGTAGATGATTGGGCAGATGAGTGCAACCTAGCAAAATTTGATCAAGATGCTTATTATACAATTGAATCATTTGTTGAAGAAAAACTTCTTAATGATGTAGAAGATTGGTGGAATAATGAAGGTGGTTGGGGTGAAGTTGGTATTTGTGTTCCTTCAGGAAAGTATATTATTAATAATCATGTAAGAATTACTGAGACTGAAGATTATTTTCATGATGGTAGTTTGTTAGATAAAGTAGAAGAAGAATAATGGCACATCCTTGGCAACATGCAAAGTCATCAGCTAAGAAGTTTGGAGGGTCTCCTGTAGATTATCTAGCAATACATAACTGGTTTGATGAAACTAAGGCCTGGGTAGGTCATAGTATGCACAGAATGTTTAGACATCATTCAGAAGGTATATTTGAATGTGAGCAAAGATTTGGTATGGTAATTACCAACTCTGACGGCAAAGATGTATATGTAAGATATGTTGGTGAGCAGCATGTCAAGGAAGATTGTAATAATTACATCCCTACTGCAAAAGAATGGGTAGATATGATTGAATCTGGTAAACCACATATGTGGGCTATTAAAACATTAAAAATTGAAGACTGATGGCAAAAATGATTTTTAGTAAAGAAGAGACAAGAAACTTGCTTATGATGTTACAATCTGAAGATGCAGATAATCATCTTATAGCATTTGAGTCTCTAAAGAATGTTGATTTTAATAAGTATATAGGAGAACTATTAGTTCTCTATAAGTATGGTGGACATACTATGGATAATTGGTTAGCAAATTGTAATAAAATTGCAATAAGACTCCAAAATACATTTGTAAGTGAAGTACCACTTAGTAGCCCTAAGACTTTAAGTCTGATTACAAAACACAAAGGTTCTAAAGCTTCGGTTGAGCTATTTATGGAATTTTTTATTAGAGATATGTCAAGGATGTTAGAGTCTATTGGCTATCCTACAGACAAATTTGAAATAGATATTAAATTTAAAGATGATGGACAGACAACAGAGTCTTAGTAAAATTTATCATGCTTTCTGTTTAGAAAAACAGTAGCATTTTGATAAAGTAAATTGCAAATTTTATTTAGATTCTGTTGACCCTGATAAGTTAATACATGTAATTGAGTGGTCTTGCAATTTTTAGGATTATATAATTTAGTTCTATTAAGTGCAAGACTATTTATTAGAATATCTTGTACTTTAATTAAAAAATCTTTTGGTCCTACCATACTAAATAAATAATCTCCGGATTTTTTATTTACATAGATACAACCATCTCCATCAAAGTAACCCCTTATAAAGTGATGTTGTAATTTTTCTGGAACTGTTGAAGGAAATGTTAATGTTGTACCTTTATTTGGATAAAGACCGTGTTTAAATAAGTCATTTACAAGTTCTGATGAGGTTATTGTAAGTTTAATTTGATTTTGTCTATTACCTGATTTATTAATTATTAATAAAGGTCCTGTGTATTTAAGATGTATTTTAAATTTTTCTAAGATTTCCTTATCTTTATCTTGTAAAGATATTGATACAACTTTATTGGTTACATTACCATCTGCATATAGTAAACCTAGATAATAAGCTTTTTCTTCACTATCAATTGTTCTGAAAAAGTTTTTATCATGAGTATATTTTGTTGCAGCTTCTGATAATGTTCTTAGTTGTGTTCCAGATTTTTTAATTATAGAATAAATAGTTTGTGGTGAACAGTTACACTGTTTTGCAAGAGTATAACATGATGCACCAGAAATATATTTAGCAATAATTTCTAGTTTTGACAAGGGTAGCTTATATCCTTTATTTTGTTTTATAACCATAGTACAAATATAATACTATAATATGAATGTATTAAATAAAAATGAAAGTTTATCAAGAACAGCAAAGAACTTGATGCTTTCCGAGCCCTTCTATGGGTTCTTTCTTATTGCTCTAAACAAAGTCTGGGATGCTAAAAGAGTTCCTACAGCAGGTGTTAGTAAGAATAATATTAATTATCAACTTGCTATTAATCCTGAGTTCTGGGAATCTCTTAGTGATAACCACAGACTTGGTTTACTTAAACATGAATTGCTACATATTGCATTTGGACATCTTACTACTTTCTTTAAGTTTAGTGATAAGAAACTTGCTAATGTAGCAATGGACATGGAAATCAATCAGTATATATCTAAAGACTGGCTACCGGAAGGTGGTATTGATATAGATAATTATGCTGACTTAAATCTTGATAGAAAAGCTGGTTGTAGATATTACTATGACAAGCTGAAACAACTACAGGATGAGAAAAATCAGAAGGGTACTTGTGGTAATGAACCTATGGACAAGTTACTAGATGCTATGGCAAATGGTGAACTTGATGAACATGCTACCTGGGAGGAGTTTGAAGACATGACTGAGGCAGAACAGAAGTTAATTGATAAACAATTACAAAAGGTTCTTGGTGATGCTAAAGAACAAACTCTTAAGAAGAAAGGTAATGTTCCTGGAGAAATTGAAGGAGTAATTATTATTGAAGAAGTTGTAAAGCCTAAGTTTAATTGGAGAGGTTATATCAGAAGATTTACAGGAGTAAGTACTAAGGTATTTACTAAGAAAATCAGGAGGAAAGAGAACCGCAGATTTGATGCTAATCCTGGTCTGAAGGTAAAAATGAGACAGCATATGTTGTTAGCTATTGATACTTCAGGTTCAGTAAGTGATTCTGAGTTGCAGGAGTTTATGAGTGAAATCTACCATATTTACAAATGTGGTGTTGATATTACTGTAGTACAGTGTGATACTGTTATTAGATCTATTGAACCTTACAAAGGTAAGTTTGAAATGGCTGTGCAAGGTAGAGGTGGAACTGAGTTTGACCCTGTCC